CCAGCCATATTAACGCCACCATCTGTAGCTGCTAATGTAAGGAAATTATTTATACCACTACTAGCCGCCACTGTTTTGGTTACTGATAAGCTAGTTCCAACCGTGACTGTGCCTAAAGCTATAGCTGTTCCAGAAGAACTAAATATCGCATCTATTGTATCGAGGTCTGTGTTTAGTTTAGTACCCCACGTGTCACTACTGCCACCCACCTCTGGTTTGGTTAAATTTAAATTTGTTGTAGTTGTATCTGCCATAATTTTTTCCTATCTATGCTGCTTCTGACCAATCGGTTGAAGGGTCTGATTGATCTGTCCAATTAGTAGTTGAAACNGTTTGATCCGTATAACTGGTTGTCGAAACCGTATCGTCTGTCCATTTTAAGCTACCAATCGCAGAAAAACTAGAGGTTTGTGCGATGGTTGCTGTACCAAAGTATTTTATACCACCCAGAGCAGTTACGTTACTTGTTTCTGCCATNGTTGCTTCAGCTGCAACTATATATCTTCCTGTTGCAGTAAAGCCTGAAGTTTGAGCAATCGTTGATGCTCCAATCTTAATAATCTTACCAGCTGAAGTAAATCCGCTGGTTTGTGNAATAGTCGCTACACCATCAAGAATAATTAAACCTGTAGCTGTAAAGCCAGAAGTTTGAGCTATGGTGCTTGCGCCTAATTTAACAACGTGGCCCGTTGAGGTAAACCCAGACGTTTGTGCTATCGTTGCCTGTCCACGATCTATTTGTCTGCCTGTAGCTGTAAACCCTGAAGTTTGCGCTATGGTTGCTGAACCAAGTTTTACAACTTCTGCTGTTGAAGTGAAGCCAGAGGTTTGTGNTATCGTTGCATCGCTTGATTTAATAACACGACCAGAAGAAGTAAATCCAGAAGTTTGAGCGATTGTTGCTGATCCAACAACGTCCAACCTTCCATCAGCACTTACTCCTGAAGTCTGTGCTATTGTTGCAGACGCAAAGTGATATGTGGGAGAGCCATAATCAGCAAGCCCATAATTATATTGACCGTAGCCAATACTTGCCATTGATTAAGCTAGTGTTATATCTAAGTCACCAGCGTCAAATCTGAATACATCTCCTGATGCTACTGTCTTAGATGCTGTTAAAGCTGCCCATGCCATTAAGTTACCAGATGTTGAAGCATCCATAACTCCAACGTGCGTAACCGTACCCCAAGAACCAGTTGCAGTTACAAATTCTACTGCCGATCCGTTGGTTGCTGTTGTGGGTGAAGTTCCACTCACCGTCATTGCCGCCATACTCTTTCTNGCGTAAGAACCGCCAGAAACTTCTGTGCCGCCACCTGTATCAGATGGTGCTGCTGTGTATAAAGCTAAATATAAAGTACCNGGTGCTGTGTAAGAATTTCCACCAAATACATGATCTAAAACTTTGTCTTCTAAATAATCGCTAAATCCAGCCATTTTCTATTCTCCTAATTTTTCATAAAATAAGTTGTTGTCTGAGGTTTGCCGTAAGTTCTTCTTCTTTGAATTAAAGAACCTTGTCCAAAGGCTGCTCTTTCTTGTTGCATACGCATCTCTTCCAGAGCATTCTCAAATTGCGCCGTAAACATCGGCACTCTTTCATCTTCCATCAAAAAGATGGAAGCCTGTTTTAAACAACCATACAAGTAAACATCTGGATGGTTAGTTGAAACAAAATTACTGGTGTTCGAGTCGCTAAGTGCTGCGATTGTACCGTAATAAGTTAATTGTAATGTATAAGCAACGTCAGGTGTAGGTGCAAGTTCTAAAGTTCCGTCAACTATTGCAAAGTATCTTGGTTGACCGGTTACGTTGTCGTTTGCATTTCTATATACATCCATTGATTCTATTGATTGTTGAAACAACGGAGTGAAGTCGTTTGATGTTACTTCAACATTAATTACTTCTAGCCAGTCAGTCGGAAGTGTTAGGTATTGAGCGTCAGCCGTAGCCGTTGCTCTTTTGATCATGTCTTTTGTTCTAAGTTTTCTGTTTAGTTCAGCTTCTGTAGTGTCAATAAATGTATCTAAGTAACTGGTTAAATCAGATCGGTTTAAATAATTCGCTATTGATGTTTTTAATTCTTCGTATGTCATACTTTACCTTCCCACGTTCTAAATACTTTATTGTCCGGGTTATTTAACCATTTCTTCCAAGCCTTATCATCATTCGCCCAACCTTCCCTCATTGCTTTCTGGTATATAACCATCGGCACTTCGGCAACGTGGCGTAAATCTTTGCCCGGCGTAATTGTATTATCCTTTAAATTCTTAACGTGGTCTATGACTGGTTGAACATTTTGTTTGGTGTGGTAAACCAACTTATTATCTTCAGTGGCGAACTGAGAACTAAAGTTAGTCTTATTGTCTATTGTTGTTTTTTTAGTGGACATTGTGTGAAAGGAAATGTGGGGCTAATGGGTGAATAGCCCCACATTAATTAACTTACGAAGTTGTTAAGTCAGCTACTACTCCATGAGCAGCTTCATTAGACATCTCTAAGCCATATTCTGCCAGAACCATTTTGGTCTGAGCATCGCCTATTGTTGAAATATCAACAGTTTCAAAACTACGCAAGAAAGAAACTTTTGCGTAATCAGGATCAACTAAAAGTAGTGATCTTTCTCTGCTGAAATTTGAAGGAACGATTTTAAGATCGCCAAAATCAGAAGAGTAGATAGATACACTAGCTTCAACAGTTGTTGCATCGATCATTTGTCTAGCTGAAGACCTTCCAGTGAAACCAGATATTACTTGTTTGTTTACTGGACCACAGATTGCCAATGAAGGCTCTCCGCCGTTTGTAAAACAAGATTGTAATACTGCTTTCAAAAGAGTTTCAGTTAGTGCTCTTTGAGTTCCATCAGTTGGGGCAGCACCGCTTCCGGCACCAGCACCATTAGTTCCTCTTGACACGTTTGAAGTGGTCCATGATTCAAAACCACCGGTTACTCTAGCTGTTGCAGCCGCACCAGTTGTTTTGGCACCTTTTTGTGAAAGTGCAGTTTCCATGTCTCTCTTCAAAGCTTTTGCCATAAGGGCTAGTTGATGAGCCATTTCTGATTTCTTACCAGCTGGATCAGAAGCTTGCTGAGAACCAGTAACAGTCGCATCTCTTGAAGAGATTTGCGCCACGTTACTAACTCTTGTAGTAGCTGTTGCTGCCGCTCTTGAAAGTTCAAAACCTTCAAGTTGACCAGCGCCTGAAGCTGTTGGTAATGTTTCTGTTTGCCAATCAAAAACTACGTTCTTGATATTATTTTTTCCGATTGAAGACATAAACGGAGTGCTTTGAGGTGATATGTTATATATCACATTGCTAAGTTGCTCTCTGTCAGCAGTTGCCGTGTATGTATCAAATGCGTTTGTGACTTTCGCCATGATAATACTCCTTGTATTAAGTTATTAAATTAATTGTTCAAAAACTTTTGCCGCATCCTGAACTTTTCCGGTTTTGGCTAAAGTTTGTCGTGCTTTTTTCGCTGGCGTTGATGTTTTTGGAGTATTGGTTGTTCCCGGTCTAGCTACTCTTGATGCCGCTTTCTGGGTAGGTTTCTTTTTGGACGCTTCCAACTGTTGTCGGTATAGCATTCCATCTCGTAAACCAAGCAGAACTCGGTAATCTATAACCTGACCCACTTCATCAGGAGTAAATCCTAATTCGTTTATTGCGTAGCTTGTGATTGATGCTTTATCTTTTTGAGAGACTTCTGCATCCGACCATTCAGGAATCCTTTCAACTAACTGTTGGTTGCCGTATTGAACAAATTGTGCAATTTGGTCTTGCTGTTTTTGTGCAGACTCTTGTTGAAGTCTTACATTTTCAGCTTTAGCAGCCTCACGTTTGTTTTTTCTGTCATCCCAAATGTCCTTTTCACGAACATAAGCAATAGGGTCCGATTCATAAAGAGCGTTCCAGTCGGGTTCATTTTCCAATTCACCGTTGAGAGTTTTTTCTAACTCTGGCAACAACTGAGCGTAAATCGCATCTTTTTTTGCTAACTCTGTTTGCTGTGCCTCAAAAGCCTTCCTTTGCTGCGACAATTCCTGAGTTTTGCGTGTGTAGTCTTGCTGACGAGAATAGCCGTTTTGGAGTTCTTCCAACGTGACCTCTTGTTCTAAATCGTTTATTTTAACGATGAACTTTTCAGGTTGTGGTTCGTCCTCAACTTCTGTTTGTTCTACTAAAGACTCTTCTTCTTCTCCCTCTTCAAGGCCTTCTTCAGTTTCTGTTTCAACTTCAGCTTCTGCCTCTGTTTCAACTTCTACCGCTTCAACCTCTTCTGGAGATTCAGCCACTTCTTCTATTTGTTTTTCTTCTGATTGTTCCTCTACTGGATTCAAAATACTTTCAAAAGATTCTTTGGCCACTTCTAAATCTGATTGTAAAGCAGTCGGTTTTCCGGTGTTGCTCATAATAAACTCCTATTAGTTTTAGGAAATTTTACCTAAAACTACACAAAACAACAACAGTTATACTACTTTATGTAGTTTTTGAATTTGTGCGTTTGTGATTTTGCCCTTTTCAATAATGATGCGTAGGTGTCTTTCTACTTCAGGCAAAACACTTATAGCGTTATGAAGTGTTTCTCTTTCCTTTATAGCATCTTCACCTTTACTAGCCAACCATAAAGAAATGTATTCTTCTTTTAAATTTTCTATAGATTTTTTAAAGGTTTCGCTGTTAAGGATTATCTCAGCTTCGTTTGAATTTAAGATTTCGTTTTCTGTTGCCATTTATCTGCTCTTTGCAAAATAGGCTTCTATTCTTGCAAGCCTAGCTGGGTCATTATAATTATATGTTGGGATTTCTTTTGGTTTAGATTTAATAACTGGTGATTTGGTGATTGGTAAATTTAAATGAGGATTGGCTTTTAATAAATTGTCTACAACACTATTTACCGTTGCTGGTGCTATTGCTGGTGCTATTGCTGGTGCTATTGCTGGTGCTATTGCTGGTGTTGCGACAGGAGCAGCTGCTGGTAATTGTGTCTGTATAGGTAAGGAAGGAGTTGTTATTTGTTGTATGATTTCTTCAACTGA